GTATTATAAGGAGATATATATTTAGTATCATAAAAGGTTCTAGCAACCTGTCTTTTCATTAAAAAATATTTATAAATAAAATCTGCTAATTCTGGAGAAATAGCTTGTTTTAATACTTTATAATTTTTTTCTTTAAACATTATTTAAAAGGTTCTCCTAAATGCCATACAACCAAAGAATATCTATTTCCCGAAGTTACTGGTTTAACTCTATGCCAAATAAAAGAAGGAAAAACAATTATAGTTCCTCTCTTTTCAGTATGAGGACATATATCTGAAGGATTTGGATCATCTTTATTTCTATATTGAAATTCAAGTTCTCCTCCTTCATAATCTGATTTATCAGAAAGTACACAAATAGTGGATAATTTTCTTATTTTTCCCCTCATCTCTTTTTGTTTATCAGAAGGATAAGGAACATTCCAACTATCAGTATGCCAATCATAATATTGATTAAGTTTATATTTAGTAAATTGTGCTGCTTCTGAAAAATTCCATTCAAAATTCCAATGTGCATTCATATTGGCTATATGTATATAAGGATGTATTTCTTTATAAATCCATCTTTCATTTAACCATACTATATTTGAATCTCTTTTCTTTTTTAAATGTTTTAAATCAGCTTCATTTAAAGGAATTCCTTTATTTGCTTTCTCACTTACTCCACCAATTAAACCAAGACTTTCTTGTTGTAAATTTCCATACTTAATAATATCATCACACAATTTAGGAGATAAAGCATTTTCAAAATACCAGTAATAATTAAATAGGTTCATAAATTATAATATAATTTATACCTTTATATCAAAACAAAAAAATTAAAAATTGATCTAAATCAATTACTATACTACTTCACTCCACGAGTTTCCATCATGGAAATATAAACCACCTTCTTTAGTTCCTTCCCATCTTCCTAAATCTTCATTCCAACTTTTGTGATACTCTTCCTCTGTAGGTTTAGCTACTGGTGCTTCCCACTCCCATTTATTATCTTCTAAAACCCAAGAAGGAAAAGGTTTTATTCTAACAAATACATCATTGACTGAATCATATTCTCCACCTGTGTGGGCATATCCTCCTCTAAATGCATTGCTGTATGAAGTTTGTTTCCAATAAGTCGCTGGATAAGTTCCACCAAGCTCCTCTTTAATATTTTCACATGGATTAATATTATCAGTTACCCAAGTTTCAGCTTGTGCGGATAACTCTCCACCATTATTGTCTACATCATTATCTGATATAACAACAATTCTTAAAATTTCATCATTATCTGATCTCATTTCTGCAAATGATGCCATTACCAATTACCTGCCATTCTAGCTTCATATTGAGTGCTTAATTTCCAAACACCTGAAGCTACTAAACCACCTGCTCCTGTTTCAGCTACAATTACAACTCCACTAGCTCCCGGACCTGGTCCTTCTCCAACTGCTCCATTACCTGTGTTTGCCATTGGGGTTGCTCCTGCCCAGTCACTTGGATTTGCTCTTACTGGATATCCTGCATTTTGCATTGCAGGTGATGGTATTGGTCCTTTTGGATGACATCCACCTGTTGCATACCATAAGTCTGTTCCTGTAATATCATTAGGTGTTCCTTGTCCACCTCTTGCCCAATAAGCAGGGTTTCCATCTGGTGTTCCATCAACTAGTGCTCCTGGAGTTGCTGACCCGCCACCTGCTCCTGGAGTTTCTCCTTGATTTGCACCTGGTGATGCTCCTGAACCTGGATTACCTTCTGGGGGTGTATAACCTCCAGAGTTTCCTGATCCACCGGATCCACCTCCACCTGGAAAGTGATCAGCTGCTCCTCCACCTGATCCGCCAGGAATTCCATTTGAGCCTCTACCTCCAGCACCGTTTCCGCCTGCTGATGAAGTATATCCCATTGCACTACTTGTAGAGGATGCTCCTCCAACAGTTAAGGGATAAGGGTTTCCACCTGTAACTGGTTGAGTTGCAAAATATCTATAACCGCCTGCTCCTCCACCTCCAGCTTGTCCTCCGGAATTAGCGTTTCCGCCTCCTCCTACAATTAAAAGTTTAACTACGCTTGTGCCTGGTTGAACTGCAAAACTTGGATTAGAAGAAGTTGCATTTGTAATTAAATCTTCAATTACTGGATTATTGTCTGGTCCTATAATTCCACCGTTAGCCATAAATTATATAACCTCCTAATCTGCAATTACATCATATGATACTAAACATTCTAAATCTGAGTTAGCGCCTGCGAATGCTTGAACAATATCTGTTTCTTCAAGATAGAACGAACTATTTTTATCAACCACTTGCAAAGTAGCTTGTGCAGGTACAGAAATTATATTTGCAATAGCTCTACTATTAGAACCATCATAATAATTTACTGTAACATTAGCTGCATTAGTACCATCTATATTTGATATCATAATAGAATTTATTTTAAAAACAGTATTTGCTGTAGCTGTTACTAAATTAGCACTTGTTGTAGTTAATGCAAATACATCCGTTTTTCCATTGATAGTTGCAACATTAACTATATTTGGGTTTGCCATATTATTATTCTCCTATTAACCAAAAACCATCGCCATAGCGATAGCTTTTCCTGTTGTTATTCCTGCTGTAGCAAAAGATAAAACTTTATTTCCATCAGTTGTTAAAGCTTGTCCACTTGTACCATCAGAAGCTGGTAATGTAAAGTAATTTGATGACCCTGCATTACCAATTCCAGTAACATTTAAATCACCTAAATCAGCCATTATATCTGCAATCGTAGATCCATCTGAATATACTAATGTTTTTGTTCCTTGTTTAAGAGCTACTCCATTTGCAGCATGACCTGTATTTGCAAAAGTTAAAGTATATGAACCTGATGTATTATTAAATAAAGTATATTTTGTTTCTTCTGCATCTGTAAAAACATGAATATTTGCTGTTAAGGCACCTGTAAATTCTAATACTGCATTATGAACTTGATCATCAGTAGAAGTATCATTTGTGTTAGTTGTAGAATTAGCAGAGGTTAAAGTTACATTTGCATTTCCTGCAACGTTTGCTGCTTGATAACCTTTTACTGAACAATCAACTCTATTAAAAACATAGTTAACAAGATTACCCCAATTACCTGAGTTTTCTCCTGAAGCTTGACGTTCTAATTTTAATCGTGCTGTATAACTTGAAGCCATAATTATTTATACCTTATAAGTTTATTTTTGTAAATAATATATATTTGTATTAAATTGTACACTAAATATTTGTCCATGTATAGGTATTTGAATCATTAATATCGTCCCAAAATCTTAAATTTACAGGAGTAACATTAGCTTGTATTCCAGTCATTTCTAAAAAGTTATTAGAATCAGGTATAATTGTAGCTAAAGATATAGTCATTCCTTGACCTGTTATATCTAATATTTGTCCTGTACTTATTATAAATGAACTGACATTAGCATTAGCATTTATTCCAGTTATAGGAATAATGTTTTCAGTAGTAGTTGTAATAGTAGCTAAATAAGAAGTTAGTTCTTGACCAACTATCTCCATTGAGTTAGCAGTTCCAGTTGCAGTAATTCCTAAATTTGCTTCTAAATCAAAACCAGGTGTTACAATAGTTATAGTCCCATGTGCTGCAATAGAATAAGTTCCTATATGTGTATTTGCTAATAATCCAGTAATAGTACCTGTATTAGCATTTGCAGTAACTGTACTTGATCCTACATTTGCATTAGCAAATTGACCTGATAGAGTTATTCCTGCATTTCCAATTATTGCTGAAACAGAATTAATAGCAGTATTAACTTGTTGACCTGTAATTGAAAATAAACTACCATTTCCTGTTAGAATATAACCACCAGGAGTGTTCCATCCATCAGAACTCCAAGCTTGTCTACCCCAACCTAAACCTAAATCTATTTCAACAGTTGCTTGTGAACCAGTTACAGTAACAAAAGCACTAGGTGCAGCATTCCATGTTGCTGAATTCCAAGTTGATCTACCCCAACCAGTATTTATTTGTGCATCTACTGTTATTGAATTTAATGCGGTATTTGCTAATAAACCTGTAATAGCAGAACCTGAAGCTGAATCACTCCATGAACCTAAATTCCATTGGCCACTATTCCATGTACTTGCCATAAGGAGTTTCTCCTTATGCTATTCTAATTAAGCCAGCAGATGAGTTTGCAGTTGGAAACTGTAATTCAAAAGTTCCATTTGTAGAAGTTTTAACTCCTCCAAAATCTAAAACCGCAATTGCAGAGTTACTGTTATTTGCATTATATAAAAGTGCAGCTTGAGCAGAAATTGTTGCATTTGCAAATGTAACATTATCAGCATCAAAAATTGCAGTAGTTCCATCTACAGTAATTGCTACATTAGTTAATGCATTTCCACCTGTAGTATAATTAGTTCCAGATGATGAAATTTCATTCGCAGTAGCATAAGCAGTTGTGTTTGCTGCTAAAGATGCAGTGTTATCATACAAAGCACATTTCAAAGTAAGTGCTGCAAGGTTTCCACCAGGCGACATTAAGTCTTGTTTGAATACAGTAGCTATCGCTTGTGTTATTGCCATATTTATTGTCCTCCAGTTAATGTGTTTGTACCAAGAGGGCTACCAGGAAACTTATAATCTGTTCTTCTTCTTCTACGAGCTTCATTATTTATAGT